CAAAAGGCGAGCCTTCTGAATCACTCTCGTACCCTTGGTCTCGCCTTTGACTGGCGGTTCGTACTTTTCGGCAAGCGAGATGAACCCGAACGAGCATTGCGTCACAATTCCTGAACTGACCAAGGCATGCGCCTCCTCACTCGTATCCGTCTCGGGAAGCGAGCACTCAAATCCGAGGCCGTCCGCATCGGCAAACACATCTAGATTGCCTGCGCTGACTCGACCCATCGGCTTTGCCGTGTCGTGGTTCCAAAGCAGCACGATCTTCTCGCCGTCGGCTGCGATCGATTCGTCAAAGCATGTCGGCTCCAAACGCTCGTAGGTGTTGCCCATGTCATAGCGGTTCCAATTTGCCGCCACGCCTGCGAGCACCAGCGGCTCGCCCGGGACGAGTTCGCCTTCTCGCTTGGTTACTTTTACTGCGCCAGCCTTGCGGGTTTCGATGTTGGTCATAGTGTCTCCTTGTTGGTTTGAATGAGTTCTTGAATCAGGCGCGTGGCGAGTGCCACGGCCGTCTCGGTGTGTCCTGTGTTGTGCCAGTCTGCATTGCGTGCTTCGGTCTTGATCGACTCTGCGAATGCGTTGGCGATGGCAATGCCGTCGCTTGCGCGGTCGCTGTGACCTTGCAGAACCAATAGGCCGCGCATTATCGGTGCGATCTCACTTGCGATGCGTCCGACATCGGGTATCCACTTAGATACCTTTTCTTTCGTGCGGCAACCCTTTAAAAAACGCGCCTCTGACTCACAGCATCGAGTCATCGCTGCGAGAGCCGACGGATAGAAAAGATCAACTGCACGATCAATCGGATTGACAATCGACTTTAATTCAGTCGGGTCAATATCGACCGACGCTGGATCTAGATCGACCGATGCTGAAACATCCGACGGCGGTGGCGTGACCGCTGGGTCTTGCAATACGGGAGTGGCAGAGGCCGCCGCCGTCGGTGTGCTTGTATTGAGCGGGAGTCGGATCGACTCGCCGCCTTCGACGGCGGGCAATCCTTCTCTTTCTCTGATTTCGTTGGGGGTGAGTATGCCGTTTGTCACAGCCACGGCGTATGCCGAAAAGCGAGTTGACATGTCACCCCGAAGGAGGTCATCAAAGGAAATGCGAGTGGTCACATCATCGCCACGCTTTAACAATTTTCGATTGACTTCCTGCTCAAGTCGAGCAGCCCAACCCGCAAGAGTGCTCTGCACAAAGACTGCGTTGGCTTGTTCGGCTGACGAGTACGACACTCCGTCGTTGTCACCGACTCGATGCGATGGCACATTGAAAGCAGCGGCGATCTGTTGACGCACGAACTTTTTCATTGAGTCGAGATCGCTGTCTTTTGCATTGGTGCTGATGGCTTCAAATTTAAGGCCTTCCTCCAAAATCGCAATCTTGCCCGCGCCTTGAGCGCCTGAGTGAACCCGATTGAATGCCTCGCGCAATCTGTTTGCGCCTTCCGCACTAAGTCGACCTGGCATTGATAGCACGCCAGCGGGTCGACAATTACCCGCTAGAAATCGAGAAGTCCATTCTTGCAGTTCCATCTCCATGCCGATCAGGTCGCGCATGCGGTGAATGGCAGGCTCGCCGAGCAAGCCGTCTGCGGATGGGCCGACAATATGCAATATGTCGTAAGGGCGAAAAGTGCGCTGCTTGATTTCTTCTGGTGCTTTGTCGTCTGCCTTGCCGCTCCAATATTTATAGAATGGTTGATTTTGTGCATCTCGCATGAGATAGACAAGATCTGGCCGCAATCGTTCTATGGCTACTGGTGTCCCCGCAGGATTTCTAGAAATAAACCCGAACGAATTTCCGTAAAGCAAACAGTCTGAAATCTGCGCTTCTCGGAATACAAATGAGGTCATGTCTTCGTTGGCCTCGCCATTGAGTAAGGAATACACAGGATGAGTAACATCATTACTCAATCCGTTCTCGCTTTGTCGCAATACTTGCCACGGCATGCGAGCAAGAGTCTGCGAGATCAATCGCACGCATGCGTACACCGTCGGCGATTCCATAGCGTTGTCTGGCGAGATTGTTTTTCCAGTCCACGCCCAAGAATTAACATACGACTGAATACCTCCGCCAATAGGTTGGCCTATAGGCTGATTATCCTCGAACATAGAGCGCGGAGGTGCTTTTCCGAGAGCGCGTGTGATGAGATCAATCAAACCCATTGGAGGTGTTCCTTATCGTAAATAGAGGTTTTGTTATTAGCGTCACCGTGCACCATGCACGCTAGCGCGGTGACAAGAGCGGCGATGCAATCAATCCGCTCAGTCGAACTACTTTTAGAAGGCTTAATGTTGGCCGCAGGATCTGTATCCACCATCGTGTTTGCCATGCACCAATTTGCAACAGGATGATTTCCATGTTTAAGTTTTTTTGCAAGCACCAAACTCTGCAAGCACTTCGAGGCTTCGCTTAGACTTCGATAACCTTGTCGCACTTCGATCATGGGCAGACCTTCTTGAGCAAGCCCGACGGCGAACTGTGTTGCGTTCCAAGGGTCATAGCCGACTGCCTTCACCGAGCGGGCGATCTTTGATATGTCGCGGATCTTCTGCGCCACATATTCATAGTCGACTATGTTTCCAGGCGTAGAAATTAATGAGCCTTGCGATGCCCATGTGTCATAGGGAACTCGATCGATCCGCGATCTGCGGCGAATGCCCTCCTCTGGTGCGAACGCATATGAAAGAAAATAAATATCTTCGTTTTGATCAACAGCGATCACGGCCACGGAAGTGAGATCAGTTGTAGTGGAAAGATCTACTCCCAAAAAGATGTCTTTACCAAAAAAGAATTGTTCGTCGATCTCGGGCGCGGCGCATGCATCCCATGATTCAAGCGAGATCCATCGCTTCTTTGTCTCTGTCCACTGGCAAAGGTACAACTGTCGGAACGCCACCTCAAAAGTAGGGAGGTCTTGCGCTTTAAGACATTCACTTTTTAAAAACGCCTCGTCGACGCTAACGCCCAAGTTTGGATTAGCAGCACGCCACACAGAAGGCAACTTCCAATCCGCATCGATTGGCGCTCCAAACAGCACTGGCAAGTGTGAACGATCAACCACAGTGCCAGAGCAGACTTTTTCTGCATACTGTCTTTGCTGATAACACAAAGAATTTTTGTCATGGCCCGCAGTGGTGATCGCAATCGAGAGCGGCTCTTGCCTTGCGCCCACACCAGTCTGCATTGCATCCCATAGATCCCGATTTGGTGCAGTATGTAATTCGTCGTAGATGATACATGAAGGGGATCGGCCGTGCTTTGTTCCTGCATCGGCCGACAAGATCTCGATCTTGCCTGAATTTTTTGAGCATGTGATTGTGTTGCGATAAATTTCAAGCACGCTCGACAACGCAGGACACGCTCTGATCATCGCTTTGCAAGCGTCGCCGACGATCGCTGCTTGATCTCGACTTGATGCGCAGCAATAAACCTCGGGGCTGTTCTCCCCGCTGGCGAGCAACGACCATAAAGCGAGGCCAGCAATTAGCGTCGATTTGCCATTTTTGCGGGCGACTTCAATGTATGCCGATCGATAGCGGCGAGTTCCATCCGCACGCTGCCACCCAATCAAGTTGCCAACGATTGCCTTCTGCCAAGGCTGCAATTCAAATGGTTGACCTGCCCATTTGCCTTTTGAGTGTTGCAACGCTTGCGCAAAGAATGCGAAAGCCGCGTCGGCTTTTGATTGCACGAAGTGATCGCCTTCGCCCGCGGTCGCTACCGCGTCATAGCCTGGCAGTTCGTATCGTTTACGATCCGAACTTAAACAAGTTTTTGATAGCGTCTTCTTTGCTATTGCCAGCGTCTTTCTGACCTTGAAGCGAAACCCGACTCGAAGCAGTAAGACCAAAGTGTGTGATTATTCTCCAGGCTGAATCACGCGACTCCCGACGCGCTTTTGCCCAAGGGTTGGACATTGGCAATCCACCCTTTCCCGCAATAACATCTCCGCCAGTCTGTAAAGCCATTGCGGCAGCGTGCTCCCCAAGAGCAAGTTCATTCGCAAGCATGCTGACGGC